TAGATGCACAGTACCTATACATTAACGCTAGCGAAAAGAACGGTATTGACGAAGTGCGTACTTCTATACTATCGTTTGCGCAAACCAAGAGCATTGACGGAAAAATTAAGATTATCTTTTTGGACGAGTTCGATAACTTTACAGATGCAGGTCAGAGAGCTTTGCGTAATGTTATGGAAGAATACGCCGGTAATACCCGTTTTATTCTCACTGGTAATTATTTACATCGTATTATTCAGCCTATTCAATCTCGCTGTCAAGTTTTTACTGATTTTACTGCTCCTATTAAAGAATATGCTAAGCGAATAGTTTATATATTAAATAATGAAAAGGTAGTATTCGAAGGAGATCAGATTGAAAAGCTTAAAGAGGTAATACGCTATAATTATCCCGATCTACGCAGAATTATTAATTACGTGCAGCGTAATATTATTGATAATAAGCTTTGTATAAAGAACTCAATTAATAATGAAGAGTTTGCTCAAGAAATTCTTGAGAAAATATTAACTAAAGAAAATATAATGTCTTTACGTAGACTCGTTATCGAAAATGAACAAACATTCGGTAATGATTACCCTAAGCTGCTTAAAGACTTGTTTAACGCAGTGTATAAGAGTAATATTTCTGATGATAAAAAAAGACTTGCATTGCTGCAAGTCTCGGAAAGTCTTTATAGAACTGCTTTAGTTATGGATCAGGAAATTAATTTTTTCAGCTGTGTAGTTGGTTTAAGCCATACTCTTGTTTGACCAGCATTCTTGCTTTAGAGAACCATCCTCATTCCAGCATTCTCCAATAGCTGTTTGATTCTGTCTATCCCAGCATTCTGGTTTTACCATATCCTCAGTAACTTTTTGTCTTTTACCAAGTAAAAGTTTTTCACTACCCTCTGTGACATCTGGAGCAGATACTGCTACATCTTCATTCCATATTGTAGCATAAGCCTCTTCTAAAGTCTTTGGTTTAGCTTGATTACCTTCAAGTGGTTTAAATTTAGAAGGTTTTTCGTCGTCGTAGTCGTTTGAATTAGGAAGTTTCTTATTTTTAGTAGCTAATTCATAATCCCCTTTTGGAGTATGGTTTTGCTTTTCCCCTGTTTTTGTCTGCTCATCGGTCATTGGATCCTTATTAGTACCTTTCTTAGTAGGCTTTTGATAAGGAGCTTCATTAGCAGTACGCTTATTTTTTGGAGATACTGGAGGAAGATTTACCCCGGTATCGATTTCTTCGAGTAAATCTAGAGGTACTGTAACGAGGTTACCGAAATTACCAGGTGCTACTTCTTGATAAAGATCAGCATGGGTAGCAGGCAAATTAAGATGACCATAAGAACCATACTGATTGTGTGGAGAATGTAATCTACCAAGACGAAGATTGTATTCTGAATTGGAAATGTCTTCTAGACGCTGTTTTATAGTCTCAGGTAAAGCTTTATACCCCTCAGTAGACTTAAAATTAGACTTCAGTTTGACCACATCTCCTTCTAAGAATCCGCTACCTTGCTTAAAGCGATTGTAGATTGTTTCATACAGCGGAACGAATTTACTGTTCTTCATAAATTATGTAATATTACTTATGGTTTTTACCATCTATTCCTAAGTATTAAAAAATGGCAAGTATTAATTTTAATGTCTTTAGGAAACCAGAGGTAACTACTAACAAGTATTTATATTCTGATTTACACTTAGATTTTACTAATCCAATAAATAATGACGTTAAAGCTGATTACGACATGAGCGCTATAAAAAACTCTGTCGTAACATTATTCAATACCCTACCTGGTCAAAACTTATTAAACCCAGAATACGGATTAAATCTATTACAGTATTTGTTCGAGCCTGCTTCTTCTACTATAGCTCGTATTATAGGCGCTAAAATCGTTAAAGATGTATCCCTATATGAGCCTAGAATAAGAGTGCAGAATGTAAACGTAGAAGTAAATCCTGACGAGCAAATGTATACTATTACATTAAGTATTTCTGTGCCATCTTTAAACAAAAACGTACAAATAGTTGGAACATTAAACCGAGAAGGATTTTCTCTACTAGCATAAAATGAATACAGCATCAGATTCAACAGATCTTAATATAGGTAAAAACGAATACGTTGCATTTGATGCTGTTTCGTTAAAAGAATTTATACGCGCTAAACTCTCAAACAGCGGTTTATTTACTGATCAAGCTTACGAGGGCTCAAATCTTAATGCTATAAACAATATAGTATCTTATTCTTTTCATACTTTAATGTATTATATGAATCAGACCGCAACTGATTCAATGTTTAGCGAAGCTCAGCTATACGAAAATATGAATCGTATAGTAAAACTTTTAAATTACTCGCCTGTCGGTGCACAGTCCCCCACTTTAAGTTTTGCCGTATCAGCTACTTCTCAGTTAGGAATAGGTACATACACTATACCGCGTTACACCTATATACGAGCAGGTAACGTACCTTATTCGTTCAACACTGATGTTACTTTTACTAAAACTATTACTGGCACTCAAGCTTTAACTGAAATCAGTAATCAATATCTATTGTATCAGGGCAAATATATAGAGTATCCACTATATACTGCAAGAGGGGAATCTAACGAAATAGTGTTCGTTATACCAGGCAGCAACAATATTATAGACCATTTTAATATAGACGTATATGTTAAAGATATTGATACCGGCTTGTGGGTGCAATGGTCTCGTACTGAATCTTTATATTTGGAAAACGCTACGGCTACTAAGTTTGAGGCTAGACTTAATGAAAATAAAAATTACGAATTAAAGTTCGGAGACAATATAAATGGTCGTCAGTTAAAACTTAACGACATTGTTGCAGTTTATTATTTAGAAACTTTAGGCTCTACAGGAGAAGTAGGCACCGGCGCAATTAATGGGCGTCAACCAGCTCTTTACAATACAGTACAATTCAATCAAATTGCAGGTAATGTTATAAGTTCAGATTTAACACTTCTAACCGATGCAAATATTACTACTTTAAACTACGTTAATGATAATTTATCTACCTCATATACGCCAATAGAAAGCGTAGACAGTATTCGTAAATATGCCCCTGCGTCTTTTAAATCTCAGTTCCGCTTAGTTACCCCAGACGATTTTGTATCTTATATTAAATCAGCTTTTGCAAATATTATAAATGACATAAAGGTCTATAATAACAATAGTTATATTACCAATCATATCAAATATCTTTACGATATAGGGTTAACCAACCCAGGCAGTGATTATAGAGTGCTCTATAATCAGGTATACTTTGCAGATAGCTGTAACTTTAATAATGTTTATGTTTACGCTTTACCTAAAGCAACTAAACTCTTAAATGTTAATTACGTTAGCTATTTAACCCCCGCTCAAAAACAACTCATTATAACTAACGTAGAAGATAAAAAAATGCTTACTTCTCAGGTCATTATAATGGACCCTGTGTATAAAGCTGTTTCAGTAGGTTCCCAGTATCAACAATTAACCTTAACCGATGTAGCTAGTTCTACATTAATTATAACTTTAAATGATAATGCTAAAGTTGTACCTTCAGTTATAAAAGATAAAGTTAAAACTATATTTTCAACTTACTTTGACCCGGCAAGCGCAACTCTAGGCCCTACTATTAATCCTGGTGTTATAACTGATCAAATATTATCTATAGACGGGGTAAAGAGTGTAGTAACTGAAAATAGCGGCATCACCACTAACGGGGTATCCTTAATAGTATGGAATCCTTCTTACCCTACTGAAGATATATCCGTAACTACAAAAGCTTTTACATTACCTAACTTCCAAACTATTTATCTAGATAGAATAGACGATTTAATGGCTCGAGTAAACGTTGTACCTGGTCTTTCCCAGACTACATCCATTATTAACTTCTAAAAATGGCCTTACTTCAGTCCAATAGTATATCGGGTATAACAGTAAGCGGCTTAAATGCTTTACCATTAAGCGGCTTTACGAAAGCTACGCCGTTTACTTGCTCTGTAGTGCCCAATGAAGGTTTTAATGAAGCTTCTGTTACACAAACATATTATTTAGTTTGGTGGTTTGGAGATGGTACTTATAAATTAGGTTACAATGTGCAGCACACTTACGAGTGGCCAGGTGTTTATGAAATTAAGCTTGGGGCGTTTAATTTTAATAATAGTATAATTTCAGTGTCTGGTGGTTCAGGGGTAGATGCTCTTTCTTCTTTATTAGTACGTATAGAAAATACTAATTTTAATTTAATTGGCCCGGGTATACAACAGTTAACATTTTCTGCCTTTGTCACTGCGGGTAATTATTTAACCGATTCTTTAACCTGGAATTACTCTGCTTGGCCTGATTTAAGCGGCGGGGAACCAGCTACATATGGAGCTATCTGGCATGGTTTTCAATCTTGCAAGTCGGGTACTGCAAGCGGTGCAATACCTCTAGCATTTAATTACACAGTTACAAACCCAGTATTGAGTAGTGTATCATTTAATTTTTATTCTCAAGATTCGTTTTCTCAGCCCGCCACTGAAGTATTACCATCTCAATATAGTAAACTTAGACCACAATGGAGATTTACCACAGTACCTTCTGTAGACACGAATGACGGCAATATATTTATAGATTATACACCTCTAACTAGTACTGAAATACGTATATTATCTTCCGGTGTTCAGTCTACTAACGGGGTACTAGTTGGTCATACAGGTACTGTTTATTTTTACTATATAGATGACATGCCTTCCCAGTATAGTACAGTATTAACTACGTATGATAGTGCTTTAGGATACGTCTATACTTTATCTGCAGGTATTAATGCCCCCACTTTATGGGTTAGATACAAAACAGAACAGATTCATAATGTACAAGAAAACGAATATAATTCTTTACCTTCTTATTCTAACTCTTTAGTAGCTCTATCCGGCCAGTATTATGTACAAACACTTATACCCGACCATATTTCTTTTACGTTAGACGGTAGTTTACCTTTATACTCAACATATTGGCCTAGAGTAGAAAGTAAATTTATTGCTACGGTTAATAGCCCTACTTATACTGACACTAGAACTTATCTTTCAGATAAACCTTTATTGCATTTACCTTACGTAGGATTGGTAGATCAATTTAATACAGGTAATATAATTAATGTAGCTCTTTCAGCAAATTCTTCTCCGGGTAATTCTGCAATAGCTACATTTAATAACCGGGCAGTTTCTCTAAGCTCTAATTCAATAGGCACTATTGCGGTTCTTAGTAATTTTCTTTCAGGTTCTTTTGCCCGATATAATAATGCTGTTAATTATATAGGCGGCTGGTTTGAAGGCACGGTTACTCCATATTCAGTTGGTACTATGCAACTATCTGGTATGGCTCCGGTTAATATATCTACTTCAAC